GTGGTTGATAACTTCAACCTCTACCTCTCCCGCGTCAAACAATTCCGTTTGCCAGGAGACCGAAGCGTCTCCTGGTAGGTTCGGCTCTGTGAGTCCGACCGTCACCCGGGTATCAGCATAACCCTGAATTACTGCATGGGAACCATCAGTCGCCAGAGCAGCGTTATTCGTAGCAGTGTCGTCACCTAACATGTGACAACAATTCTCCCCCGCAGCTGAAGAACCACCTGCTTGGGGAGTTACATACTGTGAATAGTCCCATTCGGCACCAGTCACAGTGTACAAAGCATTACCGAAATCTCTAGGAATGAGATTTACGGATTGATACGAGTCAGTCCCCATACTCGTATAGTGAACGATGTCCATGAATACCTTGAAATCATGGTATTTCGGGTATGAAATCCCCGATTCACGGTTCATCCTTGCCCACAACGCCTTCGCCTTCACCCAGGCATTGTAAGTAATCCACGTTGTGGGTATACTGCCCACCAACAACTGCGTAGAGTTGTCTGCAGGTGACCAGGAGAAACTTTCCACTCTGTAAACATAGCCTTGCCGGTACAACCTTCTGTTGACCAGGGAAAGACATTGGCCGAGGTCAATGTATTGACCCGGGCCGGGACCCACTGTAAATCGCAAATCCAATACGGCAGTCTTCATGAAACAACTGGTCTCATTCTGACGCCCTTAAACTTTCAGAGACTCTTTCCGAGTCTGATACACGTCGCACAACGGTGCAACCTGCTGTCTTGGATCACAACCCTGTTACAAACTCTACAGGGATATGGCACAAACGCCAAGACCGGTATATGGTCCTTAATTTCACCTGCGGTGGCTAAGAACCATGCCCATAGTGCAATGCCCGATGGAGACCTCTCAGGACACAGCAAATGAGTCCTGTTCGGTTGGCCTACTGGCCTTTCTCCCACAAGGAGCAGACGACGGCCAGATAAGGGCCAATATACAAGATAATGAGAATGCTCCCGCATTCACCTGTGATAAATGTGAAATCTACCACAGATGTTTCCTCGTCCACAAGGCAACCGGTGATCTCCAACTGGAGATCCAATGCTGCTGCAACAGAGAGACAATGCGACTCTACAGCTGCAGACCTAATCGCTGCCCACCCTGTGCCAGGGAACTCAAACGCTGGCAGCGTGGTAAAGCCTACCAGAAACGCCTACTCCTCAAGTTCGAGAGAGAACGCCATCATCACATCAGAATGATTGGGATCGGATGGCTCGGCGTACGCACGATCCAGAACAAACTGGTTGACGATGCGATCGTCAGTGCGAGAACCGAAATGGTAAACGGGCTCCGAGCCCTCAGAAAGAAACCATTTTGGATTGAACATGTGGATGGGGGGTACTGGTTCTTCGAATGCACAACAGAACCAATTGATGATGGTCATACGCACATCAATCCCCACATGCACCTCGTCGTTCTCTGTCCAAAGTTATTCCCTGTCCATAAGATGAACGACTACCTCGAGGAACTCCGCTGGAAAAACAGCGGAGGTGGAACGGCCAAACTTGGCCGTTGCTTCATCAACCACTCGAGGAACAAAGACGGCACGATCAAGAAATCGAAACCTGCGGATGCCGTCAACTACTGCGTAAACTACGTCAGAAAGGACAATCAATTCGACGGTAAGAACCGCGGACCATTCGGCATTGTCCTGAGGTCGAAGATGGACCCCCCGCGCTGAACGAGCGCTCCGTCCATCTACGAGAACCGAGGGGACACGGCGGAGTAATGCGGCGCGTGGGGTGGAAGACCACCAGGGTGCGCCAATCCCCGGACCCTAACACCACCAAGGTAAATCCTTGGGGTCACAGAAACCATTCAGACGATCTCTCTCGAGATCAAGAACCTGCTCCTGCAGACCTGTAGGATGTCCAACATCATCCCACATTCCAATATCTGCAGATACGTACACGCCCAACGCAAACACGTTGTACGCGTACAGACCGATTATACCACCGGTCAAAAATGCGAACGCATCGATGGGACCAGGAATCATCATCGAGACGCCCCATGCCTCAACGGCGAAAGAGACGTGAGCCAGAGTCTCACCTCTTAGCAGAAACTAACTTCCGACCTTTCTTCTTACCATTCGGGTAAATCCAACGGACCTTACGGCGTCCCTTAGTGAACACCTTACCCTTCTTCCACGTCTTCCGGCGTGCCATCATGAACACCCCGCAAACGACAACGCTTCTGTCACGGCACCAGCCTGCCAGAGAACGAATACGATCACAGCAGTGATCAACTGGTTATCCTTCACCAACTGAAGGATCTGCGCCCCCTTAGCCAGGGGAACCACCTTTTCAGGTATCTGGCTCATGTCTGCACCTTCGCCATCGCCATAGCGGCAGCCCCGTTGTAACGACCCGGGGCGACCTTAACCTGGAGAACCCCAGCCGACGATGGAGCCACCTCCATCAATCCCAATGGGAGATCGCACCCAGGAGCGTAAGTAGTCTCGCCCTGGGTAGTGATAATGTCAACACACCATTGACCGTTAACACACGATCCACTCCCACCGGGGTAGATCGGATCATCTCCGCCCTGGATATCCAATCCATGGGCATACGGAGGATGATCGTTGAATGTCTCTAAGTGGTTGATAACTTCAACCTCTACCTCTCCCGCGTCAAACAATTCCGTTTGCCAGGAGACCGAAGCGTCTCCTGGTAGGTTCGGCTCTGTGAGTCCGACCGTCACCCGGGTATCAGCATAACCCTGAATTACTGCATGGGAACC